TCGTATTTGTCAGGCTTCGGTGCTGCAGCCACGTGTCCTCCTGTCCTCGTGAAGTAAGCCTGCCGATGGGAGGACTCCACCGGCAGGCGATGGGCCGCGCCGAAGCGCAGCTCGCCGCCTAGTCTACCTCTACTCCCCTGCCACCTTGTAGGAGTTCGTTGAGCAGGTCACGTTGAAGACCAGCCCATTGACCTCCTTCAGCTTGTCGTCCACTGCCCCAGCAAGCCCGCACAACTTGCAGACGGCAACCCAGTCCTCGTCAGCCACGAGCGTGTCAAAGCCGTGCGGATACTTTGCACGCGCCTCCTGCTCGTCAAGCTTCTCGTCAATCATCAGGGACTGACCGAGCGTCATTGTGTTCTGCTCCCAGTCAATGACGTGCTGCAGCGCGTCCTGCGCGAGCACGGTCGCTGCGTGCATCGCTGCGCCGCGCCAGCCCTCTCGGTTGATCTGGTATCGCTCTTTGCTCATCCCTCTCGGCTTGGCGTCTCGCTTCTTCTTGGCTTTGTTTGTGTGCGGCCGCAGCATCTCAATGGTGCGCCAGCCGTCCTCTGCGACAGCGCCGAAGAGTCCGATGAAGCGTTGCTCGACTTCCTCCGGCACGCGGCGCTCTTCAGCGACGTAGGCGTAGCAGGAGCGGCGGCTAATCTCTAGCGCGTCAGCGAGTGCCTCAATGCGCCCGCGTGGGGTCTTGCGTGGAAATGCGTGCCTGGCGATGATTCTCATCCAGTCGCCACGAATGGAACGAACGGTTCGCATAACCCTCCCTCTGCTCAGGGACGAGTGTCATCCCATTCCGTGATTATGACGCGCACGACCCCAAGATGCAAGTCGCGCAGTGCGGCGAAGGCGTGCGGTGACAAGTCAATGCTGCGACTGCGCTTCGTCCACTTGCGCTTCAAGTCTTTATGGCAGCGGCCGCAGTAGTCGGCGACGAGGACGATGACGCAACGCTCAGGCTTATCAGCGCGGCAGACCTTGATCTGGTACGGATCGTCGCCCCAACGGAAGGTGCCGACCGCTGCGTAGTACTTCGTGCCGCCGCGTGTGTACCACGCATTGTTTTTTGTTGCGTCGTACCACGATGCGACGCCGCGCACTGGGATGCCGTGAGGCGTCCGCACTGGCACACTTGGATGGACGGTCAAGATGACCGCCATCAAGAGTGCAATCACTCAGGCGGCTCCGCTGCTACGAACCAATCGCAGAAGTCGTCAAGGTCAAGGATGATCACGGCGCGACGGCGACCACCGCCAACGCCAGGACTGTCGCCAATCACCAAGCCACGCAACTGATCGCCCTTCACCGGCACTGTCTGCAACCAGTCCCATTGTCGCTCGCTGAAGCTGCCGCCCACCTTGCACTGCACGGCGAGCCAGTCGTTGGCAACGTCTTGCTTGCCGCCGAACTGCCCAACGCGCTGACCGAGCAGGCGCTTGGCAACCTCTCGCTCGAATGCGTTGCCACGAGCGCGGCTGTTCTTTCCCTTGCGGCTCTTCTCTGGGTCAATCATCTTTTGGATGGCTTGGTCTTTGTAGTAGCCCATTAGACGAGCCTCGCCAGCAGCGCAGTGCCGCCGTCGCTAAGCGTGAAGCGGCTCGGCTGCACGATCATCACGCCGTGCTTGATCAGGTCAGCATTTGTCTTGCGGTTGCCGATGCTCTCGTACAGGAAGAACCACCCATCTGGCGCAATGGCGTCGGCGTAGCGTTGGCTCAGGATGCACCAGACGCGGCCAGAGACTCCTGGCTCGTAGCACCACGCATCGGGACCCTCCTGGACGGCGATGACTTGATCGTCAAGGAACGGAGCCTTCCGCTCGATGCGGCTCACTTCACGCAGCTCCTGTGGTACCAGGCGAAGCGGGTGTGCCGCTTGTTGGCGACGAAGGTGATCACCTTGACGCGCCACGACTCCTTGAGCGTGTTGAGCACGCCTTCGCAGGAGCCGCACGAGGTCAGCCTGAACACAGGCTCCTTGCGCGGCCCACCTCGCTGTGCTTTTACTGCTGCCACATTGTGCTCCTTGCAATCCAGACCACGGTGGCAATCGCCACAATGAGGTAGATGGTAGCGGCTCCACCGCCGCCGTTCTTACTCACCTTCGGCAGACTCGCCGCGATCAGGAAGGCGAGCATCAGGTTCAGCCCAGCGATAAACACGCCGAGGCTGTCCCAGCCGCTCAATGCCCGACTCCGTTCAGGGTCGTGACCAGACGAGCGACCATCTTCTCAATCGCCTCCTGCGGCGTTGCGCCGGTGGAAGTGATCTCGCCATCCTCGTCGTCAAGGATGACCGTCCAAACGCCCTCAATCTGAAGGCAGTCCTGGACTCGATAGCCGACCTGCGCGGCCAGCACCTCAAGCTCGTTCATACAACCTCCTCCATCGCATCAGTGATCTGACGATACGCCTCTTCGGTTGAGATTTCCGATGTGTCAACCGTAAGGTCTGCCCTGCTGTCTGTCCAGCCCCTTTCCGTGATGTCAGCGGCTCCGTACAGGTTGCCGCCCACCCTCTCGCGCCTGACCTCCTCCGAGGCTGTCAGACGAACGATAAAGATGTCTGGGTCAATGGCTCGGAGGTACTGCACTTCGGCATCCAGCCGCACGTCATCCACCACGACGCCAAAGCCGATGCGCTTCAGCTCAAAGTAGTCCTTGCGCCAGACCCGCAACCAGAAGTGCGTGTCAACGCCTCGCATCGCCGCCCCAATGTCTTGCAGCAGTTCTCTGCCGGTCAAGGTGCTGTCGCCAAAGTTGCGGCTCACGGTGATTGAGTCGCTCTTGCCGAGGTCGTTGTACGCCATTGCAGCAATGTGCTTGATGGCATCCGCAATGCCGTGCCGACGGTACTCACGATGCTCCACGAAGAGCGACGCGATGGTGGACTTGCCGCTTCCTTGCGGCCCAAGAATCGCCAACGACCTCACGGAAGCCTCATCGCTTCTACGACCGGCAGGAAGCCGACCACCTTGACGATCTCCTCCGTGTTCTCAAACTGGGTCGTCGCTGGCATTAGGCGAGGCTCCCAGTTCGGCTCCTTCACGCGGTACAGGTCCCAGGCGAAGATGCCCGCTGGCGTGCTGTTGATGTACGCAGGTCGCGCTGACCGCTTCCCTGCCTCCTCGATGAGCCAGTCGTACTTCGCCTGCTCAATGAGCATCTCTGGGTAGTGCGCCTCTCGGCACTTCAACTCCAAGATGAAGTCCACTCGTGCAAAGGGAAGTCCGTACCACGCCGTGCAGTCCCAATGGCTAAAGCCATACTCCATCCGCTCAAGGTGAGGCACGCTCGTGCTCTTCAGGTGATCTAGTAGCTCTTGCTCAGTCATCCTTGTCCTCCAAGAATCTCTCGCAAACTTGCGGGTCGTTTAGTAAGAGTCTCTCTCTTCTCTCTCTCTGCTCTCTCTCTGCTCTGCTCTATAGCGTGACCAAACCGTGACACAGGGTCTTTTTGAGCACGAGCGCGCTGTTGACGTTGAGCCGACGTCGGGTCGACTTGCCATCGAGACCAGTTCGAGACTGCCACGACACCGCCTTGAGACACGTCCAGCAAGCCCTCGGCAATGAGTCGAGGCACTGCCCGACCAAGCCTCGGCCCGATGATTGCGGCGAGGTGTGTTCGGTCGCGGAACTCGCCTCCCTTCCGCATCTCCTTCGCCACTTCAAGGATGGTGATAAACGCTCGGAACTGCGTGTCAGTCAAGCTGGCGATCACCGCATCTCGGTGCGCTCCTGCTGACCACTTGATCCATAGACTCATTTCGTCCTCCTCTTCCTCAGCCGTTAGAACGGCAACTCTTCAAGGTTGTCCTCTGGCACGAGTTTGGGTGCTGGCTCCGCAGACTTCTTGGCGTTCAGGAACTTGGCGCTCGGCTTCTCTCGGCAATACGAGCCGTCAGGTGCCTTATGGCTCGCCGCCCAGAACGCTTCGTAAGGCTTGCCGCTGACCTTGCTGATCCCTGCTGGCTTCAGCGTCCAGGACTCGCCGTGTGAGCAGCGGTCATCGTCCACCGAAGCGGCAAACAGGATCGCCGCCTTCGCCGCGATAATGTCGTCGTCAGATGCCCTCGTAGAATCAACGGAGACCCCTGTAGGAGCCACGGAGCGGGGCGCAACCCCACGAGGTGGTACTTGGACACCCTTGTCTGGCGAATAAAGGCTCCTGCCCACTCCAACCTGAGCCGCGCACCTGCGGAGCGCGTCAGAAGCTGCGGACTTGAGCGGCTCGTCATCCTGAGCAGAGTTCGGGTAGCCGAAGTCCTGCCGGATCGTCGTCTTCCCCTCGACCACCAGTGCCAGCGAGCCGTGAACCACGCCACGGATCGGGTCGGCCACCTTGACCTCAAACTGCCAGCCCTCAATGCCGAGCACGTCATCCAGCCGCTGAGCGACTGCACGAGCGTCTGCGTAGGTGAAGGTCATCCCAGCGCGTCCAGGACGATGCTTCAGGTCTTTCTCCTCGAATGGTGCTGCTAGTGCTGCTGCGATCTTGCTCACTTGTCCACCTCCTCTGTTCTAAACCTAAACACTCGTGCGCCTGCTTTCTCTTGGGTGAGGCGCTTGACCGCTTCGGCGTAAGTGTCTGGCGCGACTGCGTGCAGAGTCTCTGCAACTTTCTCCCAGTCCGTCTTGACCGACGCCTTGTTCTGCTTCCAGGTGGCTGACCACCCTTGACCAACGATGCCGACCTTCTCGCCGATGGACTCCTTGAGACCGATGGCGAGGTTCTGAAGTTCTTGGTCCAGCAACTTTGACTCGTACTGCTTTTCCGCATAAAGCCCAGCCAGCCGGTCAAGCGAGGCGTCAGCCTGCGCGTAGTCCTCGCTGGTCTGCGGTACCACCTGCGCCAGCGCGTCGCTGTCCTCGCCCTGCAAGGTCGGCGGCGTCTGTGTTGCAAGTGCGTTGCGGAACTCCACTGCCTTTGCGTAGAGCTGCGTCTGATAGTTCACGTCAGCCTCAACCCGCTCGATGCGGAAGACGAGACCGCCGAGCAGGACTGCGATGTCGCACCACGGCGCAGCCGTCACGAACATCTGCCACTGCACCTGCGCCACCACCTCTGGCGGGACTGGGTGCAGACTCCAGCGCGGTGAGGTGCTGGTCTTGATCTCCACCAAGCCCTCCTCGCCAACGATGGTGCGGTCGAGTGACGCCATCACCCACGGCATCTCCTTCAGCCGGACAATGCCGTTGCTGCGACGCAGCTCGCGCCCAGTCTCCATCTCGTAGAACTCTGCCACTGCGTTCTCCAGCAGGATGCCGCGCACTGCGGCTGGTCCCACTGGGTCAGGCGTGAACTTGCCCAACTTCTCAGCCCAGAGTTGGTACGGCGTCTTGTATGGATTCAGCCCCGCGATGACCGAGACGTCGGTCGCCGTGATGCCGTCAGCCCGAAGTGCGAACCACTCAGGACTGCGCTGCTCTGCCTTGACGAACTCGTATTGCTTGCTCACTTGCCCTCCTTCTTTCTGTCTTTCTTGGCGAACCCTTCGCCCTTGTAAACCACCGCGGCTGGCGTGTAGACCATCCGCATCCAGCGGCCGCACTTCTCGCAGCGCGGGTTGTAGACGTTCTGGATTGAGTGCGTGTGTTCCTCTCGGTGTCCGCAGTCGCCGCAGCGGTACTCGTACACTGGCATTAGCCAAGCCACGCAAACAGGAACACGACGAACGCGAAGCCGTAGATGCCGATGGCAATGTCCATCAGCGCCTGCGATCGGCGCTTCTGCTCATCGAGCAGCGTCGTGCGGATTGCCACTCGCTTGTAGACCAGTGGCTGCGTCTTTCGGTTCAGCCTCATCGCATTGACCCCAGCGCCAAGAGCAGCACCATTGCTGCAACGAACGATACGACTGCGAGTGTGTCCAAGATCATTGTCTTCACTTTGCTGCCTCCTTCAACTGCTCGAATGTTGTTTCGCCGGCGGAAATGCGAGCGATCTCGCTCCACGCGATTGGCGCGTGTTCTGCAACTGGCTTCTCATTGCGCTTCGGTCGCACGCCCAACTCAAAGATGAGCGAAGGGAGTTCGGTTGAGGTAGGGTCGCCGACTACGAAGACGGCGTGTCCCTTGCGCTCGCTGCGACTGACCCAGCCGTGTGTCTGGCTCATCAGCGCACCGCCTTGACGGTGAAGTCTGATGGGTAGAGAACGTCGCCCTTGCCGGCGAACTTGCGCTGCGTGCGCTTGTCCAGATACTGGACGCGAACAGCGACTGTGTGTGGCATCTGCGCCACCACGACAGCTTCGCCGTTTGCGGTGACGATTGCGGTTCCGACTGCGATGTTCATCGTTTCCTCCTCGTATCGGCCCTGCCGTCTGGCTGGGTTCCTCCCGATGTCACGATGGTAGAGCGTGACGTCACGGCTTGTCAAGCCCCCATTTTGAGCACGAAGTTGGGGTGGTCCTCCCCTGGCTGGAGGAGGTCAGCCAGGGGAGATTAGCCGCCCGAAGGCGGCCTAGTCATCGTCCTCATCTACGAGCTGCAGGATCACCTCGATGCACGCTCGGCAGATGGCATACGCCAAGATCGCAGTATAGCCAGGGGTCAGGCTCACCGACTGTTCGGCAAACCTCCAAACCCTCGTCGTCTCGTTGCAGACTGAGCACGCGCCGTCAGGTGGGCGCTCAGGCGGGTCGTGGACGAACGGAGCCACTAGCGCAAGCGGATCAGGTACTCGGCTGAGACCTCTCCATCGCCGTCAAAGAACATCAGCCATTGACCTGGCTCACCTGATGCGCCAACGACTTCTTGCGCGAAGCGGTTGCTCGACTCAAGGCTCGGCGAGCACCACGTGGTGATCTTGCCGTCAGCCAAGACGAGTCGCGCTGGCTGATGCCAGTGTCCGAACCAGAGGTAGTCAAACGGCGCAACGCTCAAGCGCCAGCCGCTCGCCTTCTTTGCGACGCCGTACCACGGCATCCCAAGTCCACCCCTGAACTGATCGCCGTGGACGATCATCCCGATCTTGCCGCCTGGCAAGTCAAGCGTGTCGTACCAATGCCGACCGCCAACGGTGAGGCTCTCCTTCCAGCTCACGCGCTTCTCGCTCTGCACGAGTGACCGCGCAATGTTGTAAAGAATCGCATCGCTGTTGCTTTCTGGCGAGTGATCCGAGTAGCGCCCCAAGCGTCCGTGGTTGCCGATTGCGCCGTAGACCTCCACCTGCGGGAAGAGTGCGGCCATCGCCCTGACGAACTGCGCCAGCATCTCCGCGCCTCGGAAGATTTGTACGTACAGACCGCCAGCCTCAACTTCGTAGGCTTGTCCTGGGAAGATGTTGCCGTCTGATTCCACGAGGTCGCCAGTGAGCAGAATCTTCACCGTGTCCACAGGGTGATCCTTGCGCTGAATCTCCACGACGCGCTTGACCTTCTCCGCGAGAAGCTGCAGCCGCTTTGCCGCAGTGTCAATGTCGTAGTCCACGCTCTTCTTGCCGAGTTGCCAGTCGCTCAGTTGAACGACCGCCACCTCGCGCTTGCCTTTGCGCTTGTCCGGCTTAGGCGCTGGCACGGCTGGGATCTTCATCCCGACTGCTGCGTCCTTCGCCGCGCGGTAGACCGCCTCCACGAGTTCTTCGGTCTGCTGCTCCTTCTTTGCGAGTGCGCGCAGAGCACGCCTGTGCGCCGACTTCAGTTCGTTGAGTTCGTCCTCGCGCTGGAACTCGATCAGATCTTCTGACATCTGCAGTCTCCTCTCCTATGTCGCTGGATGTTGTAGTCAGCCCACTTCTGACCCCGAAGTTCGCACCATTTCTGGATTGCCCTTGCGGTGATTCGTGCGGCCGCCAATGCCTCGTCTAGCGCCTTGCGATCAGAGTCCGAGATGTCAAGCAACTGGTAGCCGCAGCGCGGACCTTTGGTCACGCTCTGCAGCTCCAGAAACTCGTCTATGCCACCCATTGAACCTCCCCCTACTGCGGATCGGCTACGACCCGCTGAAGCGATCCTGACGACGGCTCACGCCGTTGTCAAGACTTACTTCTTTCCGTTGATTCCGTAGTCCGTCTGGCTTGGGTCAAGCGCCTTGACGATGACCGCCAAGCCTGACGCCAGCCCTGCTGACA